CCCGACGCGCCGGACCGGGTAAAAACGTAATAAAATCAAGGTAGACGGTTTTTGACCAATACATGGCCACACGAAAAAAACCTCGCTCGGCGCGAAAAATACTTGACGGCAACGGCGGCGTCCCGCCCGTCATGCGATCCGAGGGTCAACGCCTTTTGTGCGAGGTCAAGCAGTCGCTAGGTGAGATTGCGTACAATTGCGGCGTAACCAAGCAAGCGGTTGCCGAATGGAAACTCGGGCGCAAGTCGCCGGGCTCGACGTCGCGCGCGGCACTTTGGTCGGCGTACGAAATCCCCGCGCCGACATGGGCGCGCATGCCGAGCGATCCCAACGCGCCCGAACACGCGTCGTCTACTCGCACCGTCGTCGCGCACGTCGAACCCGTGGTGACCAACGGCAACGGACATCCGGCGAGCTCGCCGTCGAGCCTCGATCAAGCGGGACAGCTACTCGCAAAAATCCGATCGGCGGCGAGTGCGGGCGATCTCCTACCTACCGACCGCGTGCGCCTCGCCGACTCCGAAACCAAGATCCTCGCCTTACAGCACCGCATGCAAAAGGAGGTCGACCTACTCGAGGATCGCATCGTGCGCGAACACCCGACTTGGCGACGCATCCGAGAAACGCTGTCGTTGGTTCTGTCACGTCACCCGATAGCCGCCGCCGAGGTCGCTGACGCACTCGACAAGCTCGGCGTGTGATGTGTCATATCCACGCTATAGCGCGTCCGCTATAATAAGAGGCATGTTGTACCGGTCGTTGGTTCTGAGTTGCCTGATGTTTGTTGCGTGCGCCGCCGAGGTGACACCGAGTGCCGACATCGACGACGACACCGACGAGACGACGCGCCCGACGCCGACGGCGCCTAAGTACACCGACGAGGATCCCGCGCCGCTGTATGACGACGAGCCCGTGATCGCGCCCGACCTCACGCCCGTCGCGCCGACGCCGGTCAAGCCCGCACCCGTCGAGCCCGTGACGCCCGAGCCCGCGCCGGTCGACCCAACGCCCGCGCCGGTCGACCCAACGCCCGCACCCGTGCCGGTCGAGCCGACGCCCGTGCCCGCGCCCGTTGCACTCACCGCATGCAAGTTGCCCTCGGGCATCGTGCTGACGTGCGACAACCGTGCGATCTATCAGCGTGACCTCTTTTGGCTCGACGCCTCGCTCGTCGGTTACACGTGCACGCCCGACGCTGTGCAGTGCAAGCCCGGCGCGGCGTGCTCGGCGGTGCGTAGTGACGGCACGACCGAAACCGGCAAGTGCAAATGAAGGTCGACGCCAAGCTTTTGATCGCGATTGCGATCGGGTATCTCGCCGCCGCCTACTCGCCCGCGCACGCTGTCGACGCATCGATTGACCGCGCACTCGTCGAAAGGTTGGTACGGGCGGTCGAGTCTCTTGTGCGTGTGACAGAACGCTGCAACCGTTGACCCTCAACCCGAGGGTCCCCAATGTCGAAACTGTTAGAAAAGGTCGGCGAACGTGAGGCGTGCCGAGCTCGGCTTTTGGAGTTGCGACGCGCTGTCAAGCTGCGCGAGGATGAGATCGTCGCGGCGCAACGAGCTGTCGCTATCGCGCGCAACTCAATGGGTCACGAGTCGGCACGGTTGATCGATTTGACGCGCGAGGTGTCACAGCTCGCGCACGCGGATCTCGCCGGCATCGTCGGCACGTCGGGCGGTGTTGAGCCCGTCGACGTGCCTGACACCGCCTCGGCTTGACGACGACGTCGACGGCGTACGAGGTCGAACGCCGCCGCCGAATACGACCGACAGGCGAACGCCTCACGATGTGGGGTGACTTGTCAGCGGGCATCCGGCACGCCTCGACGCAGGCGTCGCGGATCCGTTTCCCCTCGCCGCACTACCAGCACACGCCGGTCGCGTACTTTCGCGAGGTGCTTGGTGTCGAGCCTTGGCACAAGCAAATCGAGATCATAGAAGCGGTGCGCGATCACCCGCGCGTCGCGATATGCGCCGGGCATAAGGTTTCGAAGTCTCACACCGCAGCGGGGATCGCGCTGTGGTTCTACTCGTCGTTTACCGACGCGCGTTGCGTCATGTCGTCGACGACGTCGCGTCAGGTCGACCAGATCCTATGGCGCGAGTTGCGCATGATGCGCGCGCGGTCGGGCCGTTGTGTCGACTGCAAACGCGCCGACCCGGACGGTTTCATAATCAAGCGACCGTGCCCGCACTCGACGACGATCGACGGCGAGCAAGGCGACCTCGCACGCACGGGCCTCAAGTCAGACGACTTTCGCGAGATCGTCGGATTCACCGCGCGCGAAGCTGAGGCGGTCGCGGGCGTCAGTGGATCGAATCTCTTGTATTTAATCGACGAGGCGTCGGGTGTGCCTGACGTGATCTTTGAAGCGATCGAGGGCAACCGCGCGGGCGGCGCACGGCTCGTGTTGCTCGGCAACGGCACGCGCAACGAGGGTGAGTTTTTCGAAGCGTTCAATTCGAAATCGAACCTGTACAAAACGATCCGCGTGTCGAGCGAGGAGTCGCCGAACGTCGTGCAACGGCGGATCGTGATCCCGGGCCTCGCTACGTACGAGTGGATCGAAGAGAAGAAAATTGAGTGGGGTGTCGACTCATCGCTCTATCGCGTGCGTGTGCTCGGACAGCACGCGACACACGAGGAGGGCCGGATCTTTTCGTTGCACCGTATCGGCGAGGCCGAGCAACGATGGTTCGAAACGGCGCCGACCGGTCGCCTATTCATCGGCATCGATCCCGCGGGCGCGTCGGGCTCGGGCGACGAAACCGCGATGGCACCTCGGCGCGGATTCAAGATGCTCACAGTGATCTCGACTTGGCGCGGGCTCAACGAGGAGCAGATCCTTGTGCAGCTCTTACTCATGATCAAGGCGCACGCGTTGCCGCGCGAAACGCCCGTCGTCGTGATCGATCGCGAGGGCGAGGTCGGCAACCGTTTGGCGGTCAAGTTGCGTGAGCACCTCGCGCAACGGCCCGCGGCGTTCGAGCTCGTCACCGTGCGCGCGTCGGATCGCGCGGTGCGGCAGCCACAGATCTACGATCGCATGCGCGACGAGCTCGCCGCCAACCTCGACGCGTGGATGCGTGACGGCGGCGCGATCGTCGAGGATGCGAAACTCGAAAAGGAATTGCACCCGCACGAATGGAAACAAGCGGTCAACGGTCGGCTAAAGCTCATGCCGCCAAAAGACCAACTGAAAAAACAGATCGGCCGATCACCCGACCGGTTCGACGCGCTGTGCTTGTCGTGTTGGGAACCGCTGAGCTTGCTCGACGACGCCGACTTGCCGACCGCCGCACCCGTCGAGCAAGCGGTCGACTCGTATACGCCCGCACTCGATCCCTATGCCGGCGCGGACATGTGGGGGCGTCGCTAAGCCCGCGCGCCCGATCGTGATCCGCGACCCGGTCGAGCCCGAGATCATGCCGAACACGGCGAGCACGATTGCGAGCCCGATTAGCACCTTGCGTATCGGCTCGGCGGCATACACCGCGGCGGCAATACAGATGAGTGAGATTCCGCATAAAATGACTGTCAGCATGATCAACCCCTAAGCGCGGTGTGCACATGACGCAAGGTCGACGATCGCTATTGGCCCTACTGCAACTTACGTCAGGTCGGGAGGTAGCAACGCGCTGTCAGGTTTCGCCGTCAGCTGTCAGCCAATGGGCGTCGGGCGTTCGTTTACCTCAGAAAGCAACGCGCGAACGCCTCGAACGTACTTACGGAATCCGCGCCGAGTCATGGTCGACTAACGCGTCAGCTCGGCGGTAGCAACGGCTAGTTCACACGCGCACTAGTCAGAACGTGGATCCCTTACGTGCGTGAGTGCATTCGGTGATCTCGCCGCCGCAACCGCGGCGCTACTCGGCCGCTCGGCGTATCAGGCGCCAATGCCGGCCGCGTACTCGGGCATATCCGAGCAAGACGTCGAGCGCATGCGCCGCCTCATGGGCGGGCAAATCCAACCGCTACCAGTTTCGCAAACGCGCTGGTACCTGTCGGATCTCGAGAGCGCTGAATTCTCGGCCGACAACGGCGACCTGTCGCCGGCGGCGCGCCTCATGCGCGCGGCACGAAAGGACGGTCGACTCTCGGGCGTACTGTCGACGCGCACGGGCGGTTTGGTCCGGTTGCCTAAGCGGTTTCGTGGCGATCCCGAGATCATCAAACAGTTAGACGCCTCGCACGACGGCGGCGCCAACGCCCGCGCGCGTAGCGTGTTCGACGAAATCTTTCCGCCGTCCGAGCTCGCCCTCATGGCTGCCGACGGCATCCTGTTAGGCGTGTCGGTCGGCGAGCTCGTGCCGGTCGAGGGTCGCGACTATCCGGTGTTGGTGAGACTCGACCCTGAGTTTCTGTTCTATCGATGGAACGAAAACCAGTGGTATTTCCGATCGATCGCGGGCTCGATTCCGATCACGCCGGGCGACGGTCGGTGGATCTTGCACACGCCGGGCGGGCGCATGGTCCCGTGGCAAAACGGCCTGTGGCGGTGCGTCGGTCGCTCGTACATTCGCAAAGAGCACGCGCTTCTACACAAAGACAATTACGAGGGCAAGCTCGCCAACCCGGCGCGTGTAGCTGTCTCACCTCAAGGCGGCGCCGAGGCACAGAAAGAAAGTTTCTTCCGTCAGGTGATGGCTTGGGGTGTCAACACCGTGTTCGGCATGACGCCGGGTTACGACGTCAAGCTCATAGAATCGAACGGTCGCGGTTGGGAATGCTTCGACACGACGATCGCGGAATCCAACACCGACATGATCGTCGCGATCGCGGGCCAAACGGTCACGGTCGACGGCGGCGCGGGCTTTCAAAATAGCGACATCCACAAAACGATCCGCGCGGATCTGATCAAGGAAACCGCTGACGGGCTCGCGCACACGATCAACACGCAAGGGATCCCGCCTTACATCGCGGCGCGCTACGGCCTGTCGGCGATCGAGGCGCGCGCGTGCATCGTCGAGTGGGATGTCACGCCGCCGAAAGATCGCAACGCCGAGGCGCAGTCGATGGTGTCGACCGCCGCCGCGTTTACGCAACTCACAGCGGCGCTCAACGAACACGATCGCGAGATCGACATCGACACACTGTGCACGCGGTTCGCTGTGCCCGTGTTGCGCAAGGCTCAAACAGGCATCGACGACACGACCGATCCGACGGTCTCACTCAACGGCGCGCAACTCGACTCGCTACTGACAGTGATCGACCGCGTCGTGCGTGGCCAGCTACCGCGCACTGGCGCGATCAACATCATCGCGATCGCATTCAACGTCGACACAGCGACCGCCGACAAGATGCTCGACACGGTCGGCAATGGGTTTGTGCCCGCGCCACTGCCGGGCGAGGGCGACGACGCATTCACCGACGACGAGGGCGATGACTTTGTCGGCGGCGACGAGGGCGACGAGCTCGAACTCGACGAGGTCGACGACGTCGACGACGTGTCGGAGGCGGCATGAAACGCCGCTCGAACATGGCGCCGCAACGCTACACGCCGTCGGCTAAAGAACCGCTCGCCGTCGACCCGCAAGCGTTTCTCGAGTTGTTCATTGTGCCGAGCTCGCGCGAGTCAGAGCTCGTCGGCGACACGTGCATCGTCGATGTGTGCGGGCCGCTCGACCAATACGATACGGGTTGGGGTGACTCGTACGAGGCGATCAAGGCGCGTTTCGTCGAGGCGTGCGCGTCGACGTCAAAAGCGATCGTCATGCGCATCGACTCGCCGGGCGGCGCGGTATCGGGTTGCTTCGATACGGTGCGCGCGATCCGCGCGATGTGCGTCAAGGCGGGTAAGCCGTTGTATGCGTACTGCGATCACGCGTGCAGTGCGGGTTACGCGATCGCGGCGGCGGCAACGCACGGCGTCGTTATGTCAGACACGGGCACGGTCGGCTCGATCGGATGCGTGCAAACGCGGCGCGACCAATCGGCACAAAACGCGCAAGGCGGCGTGCGGTATGAATTCGTCGCGTCGGGTGCACGCAAGCTCGACGGCAACGTCGACGCGGCGATCACCGACGACGAGATCGCGGCAACACGCACGCGCGTCGATTACGTCGCCGGTTTGTTTTTCGGATTGATCGAAGACACGCGAGGCATTGGCGCCGCGCGTGTTCAGGCGATGCAAGCGGGCGTGTTCCACGCCGAGGCGGCGCTCAACGAGCGACTCGTCGACGGCGTGATGAGTTTCGAAAGTTTGCTCGCGACGGTCGCGAGCGGAGGGACGTTAGCAATGACTGCATTTGAAAAGGCACGCGATGCACTCGAGGAGGCCGCCAAGGGTGACGACGCAAATGCGGCGGTCGCAAAAAAGGCCCTCGCCGCAATGACGATCGCGGGCGACGACGAGCCCGACGACAAACCCGACGACGAGGATAAGCCCGAGGGCGAGGGCGACGACGACGACACGCACGCCGAGGGCGACGACGACAAGCCCGACGCGGCGAGTGACGACGCGCCCGCCGACGACAAGCCCGCGAAAAAACCGGCTGCAGCTGCGGGCGGCGCGGGTGCCGAGGCGACGACGCACTCGATCGCACTCGAGGCACTCGAACGCTCGCACCGACTCGAGGCGCAGATGGCAACCGATAAAGACGCGGCGCAACGCAAGGCCCTCGTCAAGTCGCGTCCCGATTTCGACAAAGCATTGCGCGGCGAGCTCATGAAAGCCTCGACGCCGATCGGCACCGTGCGTCGGCTTGTAAAAGAGTTGCCGCGCAAACCCGTGCCGAAACCCGAGGTAGCCGCGTCGAGCTCGACCGCGTCGGGCACGCGCGGCACGACGCAAGGTGCATCGCAAGGTGCGGGCGCGGGCGGATCCGCACCCGACGATCCGCGCGGCAAAGAGCTGTCGGCGATGGACGCGCAGATGGGTCTCACTAAGCAAACGCTCGGGACCTATCGCAAGGGCAATGCGCTGTTGTTCGGCGTCGTCAATCAACCCGATGTTGCCGCCGCACCACCTAGCGGCGGAAAGGCGGTGTCGAAGTGACAGCACTCGTGCGCGAACGGATGTCCAATTTCGAACGTTGGACCTATCACCTATTCAACCTCGCCGTCGGGAACAAAGCCCTTAAGAACGGTATGGCGTGCATCGACTTGTCGACGGGCAAGTGCGAGCCCGGACATGCCGAAAGTGACCTCGTCTATATCGGCAAGTTTGCCGAAACGGTCGACGCGTCGCTTGCGGAAACGCCAGTCAACGTAAACCTCGGGATGGAAATCGAAGTTGAATGGTGGGCCAACGACACCATTTCGCCCGTGCTCGCCGCGTCGCTACTGTCGACGGCGTACATCCTCGACGATCAAACGGTGTCCGCTGACGGCTCGGGCCGCTCGGTTGCCGGTCGCGTGTGGGCGGTCGATACGCTCAAGGGCGTCGCAATCCAAAAGGTTGCAGCGTCGGGCGGCGGTTCGGCGGGCTCGCTCGATTCACTCGAGGGTGTGCCGACTGCACTGAGCGCGTTCTCGTCGAACAACATCAATCTCCCGGACAACCCCAACTCGGGCGCGGTGTACGCCGTGCCTGCAACGGCGGCGGCATCCACGATCACGTTGCCCGCAACCGCGGTCGACGGAACGATCCTGTACTTCGCAGCCGACGGCGCGCTCAACGCGCACACGGTGCAATACCGCGACGCGACCGGTCCGGTTCTTCTGACGTCGGCGCTCACCGCGTCGAAACGTCACTCGGTGATCGCAACCCGTAAGGGCGCGATCTGGGTTGCAACCTACACCGTCAGTCCGTGATCGGACGCTGACACAGACTAACGAGGGTAAGGGACACAACTCATGCCAGCTCTAACACCGACTTTTTTGATGGATCTCGAATCTCGGATGCAACGCATTTCCGAGAACGAGTACGCCCGGATGAATTCCAATCTGTGGTGGCAACAGATCGTCAAGGTGCGCGAAACCGGCGCGCGCCGTGACGTGCTCTATTGGTTGCTCAACACCGCCACGATCAAGCCACAGGGCAAGGGCGGTAACATCGCGTTCGAGGATCTCGTCTCGACGTATACCGAGGTCGAAACCGAATACTCGGGCGATGGCCTCAAGCTGACGCGCGCGCAATTCGAAGACACCGACGGCGACGGGCTCAACCTCGGCGCCGAGTGGTCGTCGCAAATCGGCTCGTACATGGCCTATTGGCCTCAGAAACAGGCGACCGCGTTTCTCAAAACCGCGCATACGTCGGTGTTCAATACGTACGACAAGCTGCCGTATTTTTCGGCAGGTCACCTCGTCAACCCGTACTCGGATTCGTTCGGGACGTTTCACAACATCCTGACGGGCGGGTCGTCGGGCGCGTATCCGGGCGCCGTGCCGCTCGACGAGTCGGTGTCGCTCGACACCGCGATGCGCAACCTATCCAAGATCATGGGCTACATCGCCACGATCAAGATGCCCAACGGCGAGGATCCTCGGTTCCTTCGACCGAAGTTCATCTTGTGTTCACCGGCGTTGTATCCGCGCGTCGTGCAACTCACGAACGCGAAATTCTTCGGACAGGCGGTCGCGGGCGGCGGTGTTGCAACCGCTGACGTCGAGGCGTTGATCAAGGCACTCGGTTACGCGACGCCGATCATGGTCGACGAGCTCGCCGGGTTCGAGAATGACACGACGTACTTTGTCGCGTGCGAGAACGTGCAGTCGACGCAACTCGGCGCGATCATCTACACACAGCGCGAGCCGTACAAGATCAACTATTACGGCACGCAAGATCAGGCGATCCTCGATCGCGCGCAGGAACTCGAATGGCACGTGATCGGCCGTAACAAGGTCTCGGGCGGTCACCCGTTCTTGTTGTTCAAGTGCAAGGCAGCCTGAAAAATCCCCGCGCGACGCGCGCGACGTGACGGGCGGGACCCTGACACGTCGACGCGTCGCGCCGTAGTTGTGCGCGCGCACCATGGCATTACTAACCGTCGAGCGATTCAAGATCCTTTCGATCCTCCCGTCGTCATGGGTGGATCGCGTTGAGACTGATACGCCGGGCTTTACGCTCGCCGCGATCGAGTCATGGTCCGATCACATCTACACGCGGTTGCGGAAACGGTACGGCGGGACGTGGGGACAGAACGGCGCGCCCGTGCCGGGCATCATCGAGAAGTGGATCAATCACCTCGTCACGCTCGACGTCGATCTCAAACGCGGCGTGTCTCCGAACGACGAGCAATTCAAGATCGTAAAAGAGCGAGCCGACGCCGCGCTCGTTGAGATCACTGAGGCGGCGAATTCTGAAACCGGATTGCTCGACCTGCCGCTCGTCGACGACGGCTCGGTGTCGGGCATCTCGCAAGGCTCGCCGCGGTTCTATTCCGAGGCGTCGCCGTACGCCTGGACTGACGAGCAAGGGCGCGTCGGTCACCAACAAGATCGATCTCGCAACGGCGGGTCGGGTGTCACATGAACGGTGACGCTGCATTCGAAAAGATTTTGGCGACCGTGCGCTCGTTGCCTGAGTTGCCCGAGCTCGCCGCCGCCGACGTCGCCGACGCGATTCGTGCCGAGCTAGAGCGCACTATCGCCGCGGGCGCGACGCCCGAGGGCGCGGGCTGGAAGCCGACGCTCGCGGGCGGGCGCGCACTCAAGAATGCCGCCGCGTCGGTGCATTGCGCCGCGGTCGGGCGAACGATTTACGTGCGGATCGTCGGCATCGACGCGCGTCACCACATGGGTCACGGGCGAGGCGGCGTGCGTCGCCAAGTGATTCCGGACGGCGGGACGGTCCCGCCGCCTATGGCTGCAGCAATCCGTCGCGTGTTTGACCAACACTTCGCCGAGCTCGTCGAGAAGGGCGGCGCGTAATGGCCGACCGCGTCGTGCTCGCACTCGAGAAACTGTATGACGACGTCGTCGCGCGTTTCGTCGCCGAGGAAACCACGTGCGAGTTTGACTTTGGTTGGCGCACGCCCGCCGAGCAATCCAACGTCGTCAATCGGATCGTGTGGGTGCCCGGAGACGAGGCCGGCAACGTCGGCGCGACGGGCTCGGCAAAGTATCCGGGCCGCACGCCCGCGCGACCGATCGCGACGATCCTCGAACGCTTCTACGTCGTGATCTCGTCGCACGACCCGAGCGATCCCGAAAACGAGCGCAAGCAATACGCAACGACGCGGTTGCTATCGGACGCATGGGAACGAGCTTGTTACCTCGCGGCGCACGGCACATTCAAGATCGAGTCGCGTCGCTGGATTCAAACCAAAAACGAGCGACGCCTTGGCGCGGCGTTGCGGATCATTTGCACCGTCGAGGCAATGGTGCCCGACGAGCCGTACACCGCGGTGACTCTCGACACCGACGACGCGACCGCCGTTATCGACATGTCAGACGACACGGCGGTCATTGAAACACTGATTGTGTCAGGGGACGAAACATGAGCCTACCAGGAGTCACGATCACCGAAACGGACGGCGCGTTGGGCGTACTGCCGGCGAGCGAGGGCAAGTTGCTCGCGTTGATCGGCACGTCGACAGCTGGCCCGGTCAACACGCCGGCAACGTACGGTCGATCGAGCGACATCGTTGCGACGTTCGGCGCAGGTCCCCTCGTCGAGGCGGCGGCGACGTCGATCGATCGGTACGGCAAACCCGTCGTCGTCGTGCGCTCGGGCAACACGGTCGCGGGCACGGTAACGGAAGTTGTCAGCGACGCCGACGGCACAAGCGTCGTGACCTTGCATGCGTCACCGACGCCGAGCGACGATTTTGATCTCGCCGTCAAGTTCATTGTGGGCGGCACACGCGGCGTCGCGGGCGCGACCTATCAGACGAGCGCCGACGGCGGGCGCACTTGGGGGCCGGTCACAGCGCTCGGCACGGGCGTCGCGATCACGATCGCGGGCGCGGGCGGCGTTCAATTCGATCTCGCCGCGGGGACGTTCGTTGCGGGCGACCTGCATACTGCACGCGCGACCGCGCCAAACTTCAACGGCGCCGAGCTGCTGTCGGCGCTCGACGCGCTTGCGGCATCCACGGTGTCATGGGGCATCGTCGAGATCGCCGGCCCGATCGACGCGTCGACGTTCGACAACGTCGAGACGAAATTCAGCGGGCTTTTCAACTCGAAAAAATACCGCGCGTGGATTGGTCATGTTCGCATGCCGAACATCGGCGAGTCTGAGGCAACGTACCTCGGCGCGATGTCGGCGGCGTTCGCGTCGAAAGCAACCAAGTTCGGCGCGCTGTGTGCAGGCGCGTGCAAGCACACGTCGAGCGTTTCGGGTCGGAAGTATCGCCGCCCGATCTCGCACGCGGTCGCGGCGTTTCAAGCGTCGGTATCCGAGGAGATCGACATTGCTGACGTCAACCTCGGGTCGCTACCCGGCGTGTCGATCCGCGACATCAACGGCAACCCCGACGAGCATGACGAGGCGCTAAACCCGGGCCTCGACGACGCGCGGTTTCTGACCTTGCGCACGCATGAGGGATACGAGGGCGTGTACATCACGCGCCCGCGGTTGCTCGCCGCGTCGGGATCAGATTTCGACATCATCCCGCGTCGGCTCGTGTTGAATCTCGCCGACGAGGCACTCGCGATCTACATGCTCAAGCGGTTGCACCGCCCGATCATCGTCGCGAAAGCAACCGGCAAGATCCTCGAATCCGAGGCGCGCGATATCGAGGCGGGCGCAAAAGCTGTCATGCGCGCGCGCCTGATGTCGAAACCGAAAGCCTCGGACATCGATTTCGTTCTGTCACGTGTCGACAATCTGTTGACGACTAAAACTCTCAACGGCGACGCGTTCGTGCTGCCGCTCGCCTATCCCGAATTCATCAACCTCAAGGTCGGGTACACAAACCCGGCATTGCTCATTCAGGCGGTGTGACATGGCCGATCGCTATAACATCAACGGCAACGCCTACAGCTGGGCATCGATCGTCGTCAAGATCAACGACGAGCGGTATTGGGGTTTCACCGATCTCAACTACGGCGACAAGCGCGAACGCGTAAAGCTTTGGGGCATGGCCCGGCATCATGCGCCGCGCGGTCGCTCGCACGGCAAGTACTCGCCCGAGCCCGTAAAGCTCGGCGGCCCCAAGTCGTCGATCCACGCGTTGCGCACGGCGCTCGCCAAGCAATCGCCCGACAACGTGTCGTACGGCGACGTCGAGTTTCAGATCGTTGCGCAGTACATCGAGTCTGACGAGCTACCGCTTATCGTCGTGATCGAGCGGTGCGTGATCGTCGCCAACACATCCGGCGAGTCGGAGTCACCCGACCCGCTCAAAGAAGAGATCGAGATCGATCCGATGTACATCCGGCGCAACGACCTCGTGTTGTTCGACGCCAGTGAGGGACAGCCATGACTGACATCGCACTGAAGCTCGCGCCCGACGACGCGCCCAACCCGCACGCCGCCGAGCTCGCCGAGCTACGCATCAAACGCGCCGAGGTCGAGGCGCGCCGGCAACGCGCCGCCGACGCACGCGAGGGATCGGACGCGTTGATCCGCGAACGCCGCGCCCTCGCCGACGCCGAGGCTACCGAGCGTTTCGAAACCGAGGTCGGTCCCGACGGCGAAAAGATCCGCGTCGTCAAAACCGCACTCGGCTCGATCATCCTCCGTCGCGCGCACTCGGTTGCTTACAAGCGGTTTATGGATCTCAAAACCACGCGCGTCGAGGATTGCGAAAAGCTCGTACGACCGTGCGTGCTCTATCCGGACGGCGCCGAGCTCGACCGCATGACTGAAGCGTTGCCCGGCACGTGGTTGCGATTGACGGGCGCGATCACGTTGCTCGCCGGATACCGCGCCGAGGAGCAAGGGGAAAAATAGCAGCGTTGCGAGCACAAGCCCGCGACGATCTCGGTGTCGCGGCGGAGTGCTTGCTTGCAGCGCGTGGCTTCCGAGCAACCGACAACGACGAGCAAACAGCGCGCGCATACGTCGGCGCGATAGCCGAGGTCGAGGCATTCGAGAACGCCAAACTGTTGCGGCAAATGGTTGGTGCAGTCCTGAAAGGTCTAGCGCGTGGCAAATGACAACCAAAAAGCCGAGTGGACGCTAGGCATAAAAGACGAGCTGTCAGACGTCGCCAAGTCGGCGGCGTCGGCACTCGACGGTCTCAGGGACGGCATCGACGCGGATACGAAAGCACTCGCCGGCATGCAAAAGGCGATGCGCAATCTGCAGCTCGGGACGTCGGTCAACGTCGCGCAATTTCGCAAGCTGAAGCAATCGATCGACGAAAAGAAAGCCTCGATCGCTAAGGCGCAGTCGTCGTACCTCAACCTCGGCGGCACGTTTACGAAAACCGGCACGTCGGGTCGAGGGTTGATCGAGAAACTCACCGCGCTAACTAAGACGACGCAGGCCGTGCCGAAACCGGTCGACAGTCTCTCGACGAGCTTTAGCAAGCTCAAAAAAGTGATTGCCGGCAGTGTGATCGCAGGCGCGTTTTTGGCCATCGCGGCGGCGCTGCTCGCGATCGTTGCGGCGACCGCCTCGGCGATCGGCATGCTCGTTAAGTACGGGATCGCGCAAGCCGACGCGCGCCGGTCTGAGTTGTTGCGACTCGAGGGCCTCACCAAACTACGGTTTTGGTATCAGCGCATCCCGGGCAACGCGAAGGAAATGCAGACGTCGATCGATCGCGTGTCGGCGTCGGTTGCGTCGAGCCGTGACGAGGTCGAGGGCTACAACGATCATCTGTACCGACTCGGCTTGCGCGGTCAGAACCTGTCGACTGCACTCGAGGCATACGCGATCGCGCAAAGTGCGGGCGGCAAACAGGCGGCCGAATGGTTCGCCGGCATGGCTGCGACGGTGCAAATCGCGGGCGGGTCGGTCAAGAAACTCGCCGACGACATCAAAGGTCGATTCGGTGAGATCGCCGCGCGCCGCATGATGTCGCTCGACGTGCAGGCGAAAAAACTCAAAGAGTCGATGTCGGCACTGTTCGCCGATCTGAAGATCGAAAAGTTGCTCGCCGCATTCAAGTCGATCACTGACTTGCTCGGGCAGTCGACGGCGAGCGGTCGTGCGCTCAAACAGATCCTGACGGTCGTACTGCAACCGTTGATCGGTCAGATCACCGACGGCACGCCGCTCGTAAAGCGGTTTTTCCAAGGGGCGATCATCGCGACGCAAGATCTGATCATCGTCACGTTGAAAGCTCGGCTGTGGTTCAAACGCACGTTCGGCGATCTCGACACGTACAAGGGGCTCGAGAAAATGAAGTCGGCCGCCGAGCTCGGCAAAACGGCGGTGTTCGGCTTGCTCGCCGTGCTCGGCGGAGTCGCGGCGATCGGCGCGGGGATCGGCGTCGTCGTGTATGCGTTCGTTTCGCCGTTCATAAAGCTCTACCAAATCGCGCGCGTGTTCTGGGATTTCATGACGTCGCTGTCATGGGATGACATCAAGTTCGCGTCGGGCTTTACGTTGATCGAGGGCATCATCACGGGCTTGCGCGATGGCGCGGGCAAGTTGTTTGCGGTCGTCAACGACCTCGCGAACAACGTCGTCGACGCGTTCGCTAAGGCGCTCAAGATCTCGTCACCCTCCAAAGTGTTCGCCGAGCTCGGGATACAGATCCCGCGTGGCATCGCGATCGGCGTCGGCGAGGGCACGCCCGGCGCGCGGGCCGCGGTCGCCGACGTCATACCGCCGTCGCTCGACTCGCCGTCGATCCGACCGCCGATCCCGAGCATGCCGCCGCCGCCGCCGTCGACTGTCACGCCGCGCGTTGCGTCGACGCCCATTGCAGCGATACCCGCCGCGCCGCGATCGGCGCCGAGCGGCGGTGCGGGCGGCGGTAACACATTCAACTTTGGCGACATCGTGATCCACTCCGACAGCGACAAGCCCGACGAGCTCGCCGTCGACATCAGGCGCGAGATCGAACGCGTGTTCGAGGGCATCGCGTTGCAGCTCGGCGCGCCCGTGTCGGGTGCCACATGACGACGACGAGGGCTCGTCGCCCGACGAAAGCACGCGCGCCGTGGAATCCGATCCGCGAACCGCGTGACAAGATCTTGCTCGGCGGCGTCATGTCGGCGGGCATTTGCGAGCTCGTCGGCGTCGACTCGCCGCGCAATTATGAAGAGCGAGTCGGGCCGGGTTTGTCGGGCGCGATCCTCGTTTTTCGTGGCATCCGGCCCTCGCATTTTTCGGTGATCTTTCGTTGGACATCCGAAACCGATTGGCAGGATTGGGACGCATTCCAAAAGGTCGTGACGAAACCGCCGATCGGCAAGTTCCCGCGACCGCTCGACATCGTGCATCCGATCCTCGAACAGGTCGGCATACACACGGTCGTCGTCGAAAACGTGATCGCACCGACGCAAACCGACGACGGCGTGTGGCAAGCCGAATTCAAGTTGATTGAATCGCGGCGCCTCAAGCGTCAATTCTCAAAGCCCGAGGGCGGGCAACAAACGCCGGTCGATCCGTACGACGTGATTATCGAAAGCAAATACAGCGAGATCGACTCGTTGCAAAGTGAGCTCGCCGGGCCATGACTGACGAGAGTTACGTCACATGCAACGGCGAGCGGTTGACCGCACTGACGGTCAACGTCGCGAATATTGGACCTTGGCTCGCCGAGCTCGAATTCATCGACGCGCCCGCGCTGTCGGGCCGCGTCGAGATCAAGGTCGGCGAAACGCTGACGATGGTTGGCACCGTCGTTGCGGCGTACGACGGCACGCACCTCGAACAACGCCGGTGTCGCG